CGACGGGCTTTTGGCGCCTACATTTGGGCACGGCAAGAAAATTGCACACAACACCCTTGTGCAGTAGGCATAGACGCACACGGACCGGCCTGGACCCATCTTTTCCAAAGATTGAGACGCCCAGGAGGTGCTGTGATAGCAGGCGACTACGAAAAATTTGACAGGACACAACATGCCTACCTGTTACACAAATTCGCGGAAGATGCGAATGTATGGTACAATGACTCGGAAGAAAACCAACGAGTGCGAGTTATACTCATGGAAGAGGCAAGTCATCGATTGACTTTAATCGGAAATGTTTTATATTTCGTACATCAGGGACTCCCTTCAGGATTCCCAGCGACTGGACCCGGCAATGGACATACAAACGATTACGATGTTACAACAGGATACATCGAATTAGGAAATTTGGTACAAACAACAAAAGTACCACCACAAGAACTCAATTTAGAAGCTCAACAGCGGATGATGCGAGTTATGGAACACACGGAAAAGTACGAAGAAACTTTCGGACTTGAGGGAATGGACCAACACACAGAACACACGGATTACGGAGATGACATCCAAATCGGAGTTTCCGATCTTGCAAAAGATTGGTTCAATTTTGTCACTTATCAATGGTATCTTAAACAACATGATATCAATTTTACACCGGAGGACAAAACTGATACAGGAAGACTCACGAAGAGGCTTGTCAATGATGCGACCTTCTTGAAGCGCACATTTACACCACACCCCCGTAGACCCGGCTTTATACTTGGGCCACAAGATAAACAAGTATTACAAGAGGAATGCAACTGGATTAGAGCAGGACCGAACCCCAAAGAACTCACAGAACAAGTTTGTGATGCATCTATTAGGGAAGCTTATAATCATGGACGAGAGTATTTTGAAGAGCATCAAGCCACATTAAACTCCGCCTTGCTGAAAGCAGGTTGCAGAACAAACAAACAAACACACATATGACGAACTCGACGCGGTATATTTACGGCAATGGAACGGAACGAATTGAACAGGTAGAGCCTTTATTTAAAGTGCACCCTGAATTAGTTAGTATACTTCAAACCCCAAAATTTTCACATTTTAGCGATCATCTGAAGGAATTGTTTGTTACTCTTCGGGAGTTTTAGACAGCAGGCAACGGACGGCCTGGTCCCGATGGGATAACTGAATTGCGAAAAAAAAAG